CCAAGGGTATTTAATTGGTAACTCAAATTCTCTTGTGCCATTTCTAGCCTGTCTTCTACTTGTTACTTCTTTCATACCAAGCAACTTCATTGTATTTATTATTTCTGATTTATTCATATTTATATTATCTTATAGTGTTAGTTTTTATTTTGTCTAGGTGAAGAAATAGTTATTTCAGTTTTTTCTGGTATTTTATAATATAGTATATTTTTATGACTATTTTTATTAAAACATTCTTTATTTATACATATTTCTCTATAAAATCCACGCTTATCTTGTAGTTTTATGATTAAACTATCCGCTCCATTATACTTAATAAAGTGTGTTGATTTACCTTTTGCTACTAACAAATCGTTACCTAATCTCTCACTTTTTAAGGTTATAGAGCTATTGTCATAATCACCTTTTGTGTAAATTAACTCAGTTTGGCTAAAAGCGGGCAAACTAGCGGTTAATAAAGCTATATTTATTGCTGTTTTCTTCATATTATTAATCTAAAGTTGGTTCTATACCGTTTTTTCTGTCTATTTCTATCATTTCACCGATAGCATTTCCAAGTAAATTTTCTTCAGGTTCTACTTCATTCTCCCATATTTCATGAGCGTGAGAAGCAATACTTCTATCGTGAATCTTTAAAATATCCACATCTTCTACATCAATATAACCTAAATGGTGTTCAATTCCATAACTATCGAACACACTTACACTGTAAACAGTGTTATTTATATATTTATCTATTACTATTTTTCTACTCATCTTCATTATTTTTTGGTGGAGTTAAAGTTATTAGTTCAAACTCATCATTAGTGATTATACCTTCCATTAACGCTAAGTATTCTGTACTTATATCTCTACCTGTTATTTTATTTATTATTTTCATAATTATATTATCTATATATTTTAGTATTTATTTTGTTTAAAATCTTTACCATAATATAAATTTCCACACGAGTGAACCATCCACTGACAATTACTTAACCAGTGACCTTGTTCAAATAAAAAGTCTTCACAAGCTTCTTCGTCAGGATTCCAGTCTTGACCGATTTTATATTGTATTACTTTACCTGTTTCAAAATCTAACACTGTTAAGTAATTAGCACAGTTTTCATTAATATTTTTCATATTTATTATTATTATCCATTAGTAATCGTATTTAGTTTGTGTATAGCAACGAAATTAGTCAATCTCGTCGCAATTTTCACAATTTGAGCTATCACTAGACATTGCTTGTAACTGTTGGTGTGTTTCAACATTTGCATAAGCAGGACAACTAGTAACATAGTTTGCACTACCGCAAGAAGTCATACACATTATTACTATTATCAACAGTATAAAACCGCTTACTAAATAGATTTTGTTTAAAGTTCTTTCAAATTTACACATAATTTAATTTTATTAGTTAGTAGTGTGGAGTGGAATCGAACCACTATAAACCATTCACACTGATACTTGTTCGCATTTTTTATAAGTCGCTAAACAAAGTGCAACTACGACTTGAGTCACTCCATGCTACTCAGCACTTCACATGGAGTTGTTTTGACTCTGCTTTTGGCTACACTAATTCTTTACCTCTACAAATCATTGGTATGTTATTAGTTGCCGTGTATGACTTATACTTTTCCCAGCATGGTAAGTTAGTTAAAGTATCTTTCATTATTTCAAACACTTTGTCGTGATTGTAAGTTATTTCATCACCTTTTTTGTTAGTGAAAGTTATAATTTGATTTTTACCAATTAGTGACTTTCTTACTACAAATCTTTTGCTTTTTAATACATTTAATACATTTTTCATAATTTTAATTTTTATTTAGTTAAACATTTTATTTATACACATTTTTATTATCCATTTACAATCGTATTTAGTTTGTAAAGGTATGCAATTTGTTTATTAGTTATTTTAGTTACTAGTGTTATTGCGCCACTTCTCTCAATTCACAATTGTAATTTAATTTACATTTGTTAGTTTGTTTACATTTATATTATCCAAACTGAGTCGTAATTACTTTGTGAGTTGTTATCATTATTATTATTTATTTGTTACATTTATATTATCCATACTGTTCCGTATTTAGTTTGTGAGGATGCTATACATATTGTGTGACATTAGGCTATTAATATAAGGAGAGTAACAGGCAAGTGTCACAGTTTTAGAGCAAGCGGAAGAGGTAATAATAGAGAAGGGAAGAGGAGATGCTATACACATGTGCAAGCAATACCTGAAATGTTCCGGTGAAACACAGCAGTAGACAGGGCCGTGGGGGCTAGGCGTTTTTAGCATACTTTCTGGCGTAATTCATAGGGTTTAGGGGTCGGTGGGCCAAATAGGTTTGATTTTTGTATAGGTGGGCCGGGCTAGGAGAGGGGGCGCAGCACCCTAGTTCTATATTTATAATATCCTAAAATATGCGCTTGTAAATATTTTATTTTCTATGTAATAATATAGTTATGGTGAAACAAAAACTATCAGCAAAAGCAAGAGCGGCTAAAAAAGCAAGAGATTTAGCCTTTGCTAAAACATTTTCTAGAAAGAAAAAGAAAGCAGAAAACCAACGTAAAAGGCGAGCTGCTATCAAGGCTGGAAAGAATATAGCTGGTAAGGATTATGATCACAAAGATAAAAAGTTTAAATCAATAAAAGCCAACCGTGGTAATGACGGTAAAGGTACTAAAAAAGAAAAATAATGCCTGGAAGCAAAAGACAAAACGAAATGTTTGAAGCATCACCTATAAAACAATATGTGCAAAAAGGTAATCCTCTACCTGTTACTAGTTGTGGTAGACGTAGAAATGATGGTTCACCTTTGTTTAAAAGAAAAAAGAGTAACGAGCCTAGAAAAACAACTAAAGGTAAAGGTAGAAACTTTCGTACTGTAAAAGAAGGTGCTGGTATGACAGCTAAAGGTGTTGCAGAGTATAGACGTAAAAACCCAGGTAGTAAGTTAAAAACAGCAGTAACTGGTAAAGTTAAACCAGGTAGTAAGGCTGCTAAACGTAGAAAATCATTCTGCGCTAGATCAAAAGGTTGGACAAGTGAGAGAGGTCGAGCAGCTAGACGTAGATGGAGATGTTAAAACAATAAGACATGAGCAAAGCAAAATTAAAAACTATATCCGGTAAATTAAAAAAAGCTAGTCAAGCACATGCTGGTCAAGCTAAACAATTAGATGCAGTAGCTTCAGCTATGCCGCTTAAAAAAAGCTCTGCGTTAAAAAAAATATCAGCAGCTTGTAAAGCCGCAGCTAAACGTAAATTTAAAGTATGGCCTAGTGCTTATGCTTCTGGTTGGGGTGTAAGATGTACTAGAGCTGGTGGTCCAAGTAAATTTGGCGGTGGTAAAAAGAAAAAGAAGTAATGTATTCTCAAAGTAACAACCCATTTAAAAAACGTATGGGTAAGTTTAAACACTCAGACGCGCCTGATGCTAAAGGTAAATTTAAATCTTTATCACCAAGCGCTTTGGCTAGTTGGATGATTAAGTCTCGTAAAGGCAATTTGTCTAGAATAATAAGTAGCTTAAACCAACAAGTCGTGTTTAACAGAGGTAAAAACCCTAGCTACGCGGCTAAGATGAAAACAACTATGAACATCGTTAGAAAACGTTTAGGTAAAAAGAAAGATAAATAATGTGTTGGAAAGGCTATAAAAGAAAACCTGGTACAAAAGAGTTTAGTAAAGGTAGTTGTGTAAAAGCTTCACCTATTGCTAAACGTAAAGATCCTATAAAAGGTACAGGTAAAAAGCCTAAAGGTAGTGGTAGACGTTTATATACAGATGAAAACCCTAAGGACACTGTAGGTATAAAATATAAAACTCCAGCTGATGCTAGAGCAACATGTGCTAAAGTTAAGCGTATAAGTAAGCCATACGCGCGTAAAATACAAATATTAACTGTTATGGAGCAACGCTCTAGATTTGGTGGTAAACCACAACAAGCAGGTATTGCTAAAAGATGTAAAGCTGCTATAAGAAGATTAAAGAAAAAGTAATGTTTAAAGATTTTGATATAACATCGTTTAAAAAAAAGAAGCCACCAGTAGATAGTGGTTATACTACTCGTACAGAAATAAACGAACTTAAAAAAATACCTTTAAAAAAAGCATTTGTAAAAAAATATGACAATATAGAAGCTGCATTTAAAAAGACAGCTGAAGAGCAAGGTATTGAAGATTACGATAAAAATATTGCTAAAAAACTTATAAAAGCGTCTGCACCTGTAATTATGAAACTTAAGAAACACCATAATAGACCTAGGCCTTACGACTTAGTACCTTCGATAGCTCACTTTAAAATGAAGTCTATGGAAACGCCTTCATACCCATCAGGTCACTCTGTTCAAGGTATATTAATAGGTAGTGTTTTAAAAATGAAATACGGTAAATCAGCTTTTATGCAAACCGCTAAAAATATCTCTTATAGTCGTAGAGTTGCCCGTGCTCACTATAAGTCAGACAGCACAGAGGGCGAAAAAATAGGAAAATCAATGTTTAACTTTATAAAAGACAAAATTTAAAATCATGAAAAAAGCACCAACTAAAATGGCAAAAAAATCTCCTGCTAAAAAAGTAAGCGCTGGTAGCGTTAGAATGGCTAAAGCAATACTAGCTAAAGCTGGTAAAGAAGAAAAATCAGTAATGACTATGAAAAAAGCTGCTATGAAGCTTAAAGACAAGTCAGCTATGATGATGAAAAAAGCTGCTATGAAGCTTAAAAAAGTTTCAGCTATGAAAATGAAAGCTAAGTCTATGGCTAAGCTAATGAAAAAGAAATAAATGTACGTTCAGAAGGGTAACCCTATAAAGAAAAAGAAAAAGCAAAAAGGTGGTGGTACTACAAAAACCTGCCTACCTGCTGCTAAAATACGTAGTATGAGCAAAGCACAAAGACAAAAACTTGTTAGAGCTAAAAGATCTGCTGGTGCTAAAGGTAAATATAGACGCTCTTCTAAAACAAACGTTAAAGGTGCTCGTAAAAAAGGTGCCACACTTCGCGACTGGTTCCAAAAAGAGGACTGGAGAAGGGTAGATGATCCTTCTAAAAAGTGCGGAGAATAAAAAAATAGGGAAACCTATACCAATTAAAACAATTTTTAACCAAAAACCAATAAATATGACTTATTTATACTACAAGACCAGCACATACACTGGCAACCAAAAACCTAACGAAAAAACTATTAAGCAGTGGCAACACCTTGCAGACAAAAAAAACTGGAGGATAACGCAATTAGCTAATGGTTTTTATCAAACTGAGGTTTCAAACCCTGAAAATGATACAGAATGGCATGATATTACTCGTAGAGAGACAATAGAAGGCGCTGAAGCTGCTATAAACGGCAGCGTTGAGCATTTTGAGAAAAAATTAGAGGCTACAAAAGGCCCAAAAGTTGTAAAAACATTTGAATAAACAAAAATCTACTTAAATTTAATTAAATATGGAATACAATCAACCTAGCGAGATTGTCAAAGATGTAAATTTTGGCGAAAACGCGAAAAATAAAGTGATTGCAGGTGTTGAAAAGCTTGCAAAAGCAGTAAAATCAACATTAGGAGCTTCTGGTAAGTGTGTAATTTACGAAGACTCACGTGGTTTACCGGTAATAACAAAAGACGGAGTTACAGTAGCAGAATCTGTAGTCTTGTTTGACCCGGTGGAAAATATGGGTGCTACACTTATTAAAGAAGCTGCTAGAAACACGGTGAGAGAAGCAGGTGACGGTACTACAACAGCTACTGTCCTTGCTGAATCCCTGTTAAAAGAAGTTAATAATAGTGATAAAACTATTAGAGAAATAAAAGACGGGATAAATTCTGGTCTTAAAAAGGTAAATAATTATCTAGATAAGATTTCTGTCAAGATCGAGGGCAACATGCTGGAATCTGTTAGTTCAATTAGTTGTAACAATGACGCTGAGCTAGGAAAGATTATAGCAGAAGCTTATACTAAAGTAGGTAAAGATGGTGTGGTGTTAATGGAAGAGTCACCAACTGAAGAAACATATGTTGACGTTGTAGATGGTGTACAAATAGATTCAGGACTCACATCTCCACATTTTATTACTGATAAAGATAAACAAGTCTGTGAACTTGATAATCCGTTAGTATTGATCGTTGGTTCAGAAATACCTAATATAAGAAGAATACAAAAAATATTAGAGCATGTTATTAAAAATAAGCGCTCTTTGTTAATAGTAGCTCCAGTTGATCAACAAGTTAAAGCTGCTCTTCTTATGAATAAAGTAAAAGGTAATATAAAGGTAAATATAGTTGATTTACCAGGTTTTGGTCCTACTAAACAAGATACTGTAGAAGATCTTGCTTTTCTTGTAGGTGCTAAAGTAATAAACGAAGAACTTGGTGATGATTTAGATTTAATAGATGTTGATTGCTTAGGAGCGGCTTATACAGCTATAACAGATGATAAAAACACTGTTTTAACTATTGATACTCCAGAAGAAGAATTAGATGAAAGAATTAAATCTATACAAAAATTAATCGACAAAGAGGATAAAAATCCATTTATAAAGAAAAAACATCAACAAAGATTAGCTATGCTGTCTGGAAGCGTAGGCGTTGTAAAAGTAGGTGCTAATTCTAAAGTTGAAATGAAAGAAAAGAAAGATAGAGTAGAAGACGCTATTTACGCCACTAAAGCAGCTTTGAAAGAAGGTATAGTACCTGGTGGTGGAGTAGCGTTACTTGACGCTGCTAAAAAAATTACCGCTGACGCGGTAGGTGAAAAAATACTATTACAAGCTATAAAAGCACCGTTTATAACTATATTAGAAAATGCTGGTATTGAAGATAATACAGTAGATAGTAAAGAAGGTGAAGGAATAGATGTAGTAACTGGTAAAAAAACAGATATGATTAAAGCAGGTGTAATAGATCCTGTACTTGTAACTAAGTCAGCACTTAAAAACGCAGTAAGTGTTGTAACTACTATAATATCTGCTGATTGTGTAATTTCAAACATGAGAACAAATGAAAGCAATTAATAGATATATAGTAATAAAAAATATAAAGACAGAACCTAAAAAGGTTGCTGGGTTGATCATGACAGATGATACCGATGTTGACAATAGGTATTTAAAAGCTAAAATAATATCGTGTGGTAATTTAGTTGAAGGATTAAAAGATGGTGACACGATATATTACGATAAACATGCTGGACACGACATATCATGGAAAGATACTCTTTATAGAGTTATTCGTGATGGTGACGTAGTTCTAGTAGATTAAGCCCAAACCATAACCCATAAACCTTAAACTTAAAAACAAAAACAAATTATTAACTAAAAAAATTACAAATTATGCAAGAACATCAAGGACATTTATCTGGTAGAATGTTATATTTTATGGAGGAAACAGACGGCGCGTTTGACGCGGCTAATGATTGCGTAGCTATTCCTGTAGAAAGATTTAAAGGATTTACAAATAAATCTGGATCTTCTGCTGTAGATGAGTTAACTATGGAGTTTGACCCAATGATTGGTTATTCAGGATCACATGACGACGCGACGTTTGTTGCTGACAGTGTAGAGCTTACAATAACTGACAACAAGCACAAAGAAGTTATGGAAGATATATTAAATCTGATACACGGAACACACTCTGATGGTTTTATCGTTATAGCAGATGACTCTAATTCTGTATATGCGAGTAGTCATATTACAGCGTGTGCAATTACAGTAACGGCTGAAGCCTAATTATTAACACTTAAAATATAAAAAAAATGATAAAAGAAAAATACTTATATTTCATGGATGAGAGTGACGGGCTTTTCAACACTGCTTTCGACAGTTTATGTGTTCCTCTAAGTAGATTAAAAGGATTTAGAGCAAACGGTACAACTACTCAACTTGAAATAGAACTTAAAGCACTTGTAGGTTATGGTAATAGTTCTGACGATGACACATTTACTGCTGATCACGTTACACTTACTATAACAGCTAATAAGCAAAAAGAAGTTATACACGATATTACAGCCGCTATAAACGCCGCTAGAAATATTGATAAACCAATGATTGCTATTTGTGATACTGCAAACTCAGTGTTTGCTAGCTCACATATAAGTGGTTGCGCTACTAACGTAACAGCTGAAGCTTAATCTTAACAATTGAGATTAACCGCGCAGGATCTGCGTGAACTAAATATCCTTAAGTATTACAGGCTCACTAGAAAGTGGGTCTGTAAAACTTACGGGTTAAAAGATGCAGATTTAGAATTATTAATTTATTTAGATTGTAAAGGAAGATTTACACGAAAAGATTTCATGGACGGGGTTTATACTTACTCATGGGATAAAAACAGATGGGAGAGATTACGAAGAGATGGTTGGATAGAAACTTGGAGACATCGTAATAGAACTACTATTATGTACTCTGTGTTTAAAACCTCTTTTAAATGCTCTCAAATGATAAGTAGAATATACAGAATACTTTTAGGTGAAGAAGATTTACCAACATCTGATCGTAGTATATTTTTTAATAATAAATCATATACAGATAAAGTTTATAACAAAGCTATAGATGATATGATAAAAGATAAAGATAGATAATGGGGTTTAAACTAGGATCAGAAAAAGGTAATTATGCTATTAATGGTAAAATCAAAACAAAAATGCGTTTTGGTAAAGAGGCTGGTGATGATGCGTCTGTACCTGGTACACCTGTTATAAGAAAACCTTTAGCAGAAGGAATACTTGGTGAAGCTAATATGGACGGTAGTATATATATTAGTGATAAAATAAAGCCAGGTAGTTTTGAAGAAAGACAAGTTGTAAATCACGAAATGAAACATGCTACTGATATGAAAATAGGTAGATTAGCATACACAGATGACTATGTGTTATATAACGGTGATATGTTTTTAAGAAAAAACGTAGATGGTGTTGATTCTATATTGGTAGACGGTAAATGGAAGCCTGCAGGTGACCATGATTTTCCTTGGGAAAAAGAAGCAAACATTAGTAATGGACATGAACATATTTAAAGATAATAACGACTGGAACGAAAAATCTATAGTAGGATTTATTGCATTTGCAATAATGTGTGTAATAATGATAATGGATCTTGCCACTGGTTATACTGGTAAAGATCTAGTAATTAATGAGTTTGTATACGACTCTTTTGTATTTGTTGTGCTAGGTTGCTTTGGCATAAGCGGATTAGAGAAGTTTGCAAAAAAATAAAATTAAATGAGTATAATAGGAAAAATATTCTCTTCTGGTGCTGGAGACTTGGTGAAGAACGTAGGTGGAGTTATAGATAATTTAACTACATCAAAAGAAGAAAAGCTAGAAGCAGAAAGAAAAGTAAAAGAATTAATAGCTAACTATGAGATTGAAATGGAAAAAAACATTACATCTCGTTGGGAAGCAGATTTAAAATCAGACTCATGGTTAAGCAAAAACGTTAGGCCTATGGTTTTGATATTTTTAATAGTATGCACCATGCTATTAATCTTTATAGATGCTGGTGCATTAAAGTTTGAAGTTAAATCATCATGGGTTGATTTACTTCAATTAGTATTAATAACAGTGATCGGGGCTTATTTCGGCGGACGATCATTTGAAAAAGTAAAAAAATAAAATTATGGGAAAATATTTTACAGTAAGCGTAAAACCAGTGCTACCTGTAGCTACTCAAATACAATCAAATAAAACAGATTTAGTTTTTGCGGGTGGTGATGTTATGTTTGACTGGACTGCTTTTGACATACCTAAAGGTGCTGCAAAACTAGTAGATATAGTTATGATTATGAGAGGGGCACAAACGGTTAAAGGTGTAGATGTGTTTTTTGCTAAAACAGATCCAGATGGTGTGACTGCACCTGGAAGTATAGGTACAGGTAATGCTACTGCTGACGGAACAGGTTATTATAGAAATGTTATAGGAGCTGTTCATTTTAATACATCTGCTTTTAAACAAGATCTTGACAATATAACAGTAGGTACTTTAGGACATGGAGCAACTGCAGATCAAATTCCAGCTTGCGTTTTACAAGGTGTTCCAGAATCTGGAACAAATGTAGGTTTTGATAAACTATATGTAGGCGCTACAGTTGGTGGTGGATCTGGTTATAACTTTTCTACAGGTATTTTAGCTGATGGTGCTGTTTCAGCTGGAGCTGCTTCAAACTTTGATGTGAAAACAGTTTCAGCTTTAAACTTTTTTGATATAGGAGACACAGTACACGTACACGACTCTGATACAGCGATAGGTACAGTTAAATCTTTAACTGCAGATAATATAGTTTTAGATGCGGTAACTGGTGTAGCTATAGCTGATGAAGATGAAATAATAAACGCTAGTCCAGTAGAGCTTATACTTTGCTTTGAAAAGTAAAAAAATAAAAATTAACTTAAATTAAATAAAAATGGCAAAAACAAAAACAAAAAAAGAAGAAGTAATAGACTTAAAACCTGAGAAAATTACAGATGAACAACTAAAAGAAATACAAGGTGTTATTGATAGTATTAATAGAGCTCAATTAGATATGGGTATATTGGAAACTAAAAAACATCATTTATTACACGTAATAGCTGGTCATCAAGATACTTTATCTAAAAAACAAACAGAGTTTGAAAAAGAATACGGTACTGCTGATATTAATATTCAAGACGGTACTATAAATTATGCAAAAGAAAATGGCGAAGTTAATAAGGAAGATTAGTGTAGGTAAAGACTACAAAAACGACGCTATGCATTACGCTGTTGGTCAAGAGGTTTATGGAGGACATACTATTTGTGATATAATAGAAGAAGACGATAAGTTTTCTATTTATATTAAAAAAAATAAAGATGTATTACCTTGGAAAGATTTTAACAAAAACATGGCGGTATCTGTAGAATATAACTTAGAATATTAAAATTATGAGCACACCTTTTAAATTAAAATCTGGTAATAAGCCAGAAAAATCAGGATTTTTTGGAGTAAAAATTGATTTAAAAAAATTATTTGAGCATTCTCCAGTAGGTAGAATTACTAAGAAAGCCAAAAAAGCCTATAAAACTTACAGGGCTAATAAACCTAAATAATGAAAAGTGTTTACAACTTTGTTGTAGCGCCAAAAGGAAATAGATATAATAATACTAAAAAAATAGGTGATAAAGATTTTATATTAAATACTGAAATTTTTAATCATCAATATGTAAACAGAGAAGCTATTGTTATATCAACTCCTATTATTGGTAATACAGACATAAAACCAGGTGATATCGTTATATTACATCACAACGTGTTTAGAAGATGGCATAATGTAAAAGGTATAGAAAAAAATAGTAGAAGTTATTTTAATGAATCTACGTACTTAGTAAATCACGATCAAATATTTTTATATAAAAACAAAGATCAGTGGTTATGTCCAAAAGGCTATTGTTTTGTAAAACCATTAAAAGCTATAAATAAGTTCAATATTGAACAAGAAAAACCGTTACAAGGTATAGTTCAGTATTCTGATGGAACAGTAAACGTTAACGATTTAGTAGGATTTACACCAAATAGCGAGTATGAGTTTATTATAGATAACCAAAAACTTTATAGAGTTTTATCTAAATTTATTACAATTAAATATGAATATCAAGGAAACGAAGAAACTTATAATCCAAGCTGGGCACAAAGCAGTTGAAGAGTTAATCAACGTTGCTAAAGAAAAGATTATTACTAATACAGAAGATGACGTTTCTGCTGATAGATTAAAAAATGCTGCAGCCACTAAAAAACTAGCTATATTTGACGCTTTTGAAATACTTAATAGAATACAAGAAGAAGAAAATATTTTAAAAGGCAAAAACGTTGAAGATAAGAAAGAAAGAGTTTTTAAAGGTTTTGCAGAAGGAAGATCAAAATGAATTACAAGCAATCATTAGTAAAAACAATAAAGCCTGTAAAAATAAATACTATTAAAAGGCTTAATAAAACTAAAAAGTGGAAATATGGATATAATAAAGAAAACGATATTATCGTTATATCAAAAACTGGTCAAATTGGTGAAATACTTGAGATCCAAGGTCTGCGCATTGCTTTGCCAATGTTGCCAGTGCAAGTGCACACCAATGGAAAAAACAAGTGGCAAAAAATAGAATACCCAAAAGAATTAAATAGATTAAAAAATATATTTGATTGGAGATCATACCCTGAAGAGTCGAAAGAAAAGTGGTATGATTATATAGACGAAGAGTTTAAAAGAAGAGATGAAGGGTTTTGGTTTATGAATAAAGATAAACCAACCTATATAACAGGTACACACTATATGTACTTGCAATGGAGTAAAATAGATGTAGGCGCGCCTGATTTTAGAGAAGCTAACAGATTGTTTTATATATTTTGGGAAGCTTGTAAAGCTGATAAAAGGTGCTACGGAATGTGTTATCTTAAAAATAGACGTAGTGGTTTTTCTTTTATGTCTAGTGCAGAAACAGTTAACTTAGCTACTTTAGCTAGCGATGCTAGATATGGTATACTTTCTAAAACAGGTAGTGATGCTAAAAAAATGTTTACAGACAAAGTAGTGCCTATCAGTATAAACTATCCTTTCTTTTTTAAACCGATACAAGATGGTATGGATAGACCTAAAACAGAGTTAGCCTATAGAGTACCAGCGAGTAAGTTTACAAGAAAAAAGATAACAGCGAATGAAAAAGTAGAAGAGCTAGAAGGTTTAGATACTACTATCGATTGGAAAAATACAGGTGATAACAGTTATGACGGTGAAAAGTTAAACTTGTTAGTTCACGATGAAAGCGGAAAATGGGAGAGACCCGATAATATTTTAAATAACTGGAGAGTTACAAAAACATGTTTGAGATTAGGTAGTAGGATTATTGGTAAATGTATGATGGGCTCAACTTCAAACGCATTAGATAAAGGTGGAGAAAATTTTAAAAAACTATACAACTCATCAGATGTCACTAAAAGAAATAGAAATGGTCAGACAAAGTCTGGTTTATACTCTTTGTTTATCCCAATGGAATGGAACTATGAAGGATTTATTGACGAGTACGGACTTCCTGTCTTTGATACTCCTGACTCAGACGTTTTCGCCTCAGATGGAGAATTAATAGACATAGGTGTTATAGATCACTGGCAAAACGAAGCTGATGGTTTAAAAGGAGATCAAGATGCTTTAAACGAATTTTATAGACAGTTTCCAAGAACTGAAGAACACGCGTTTAGAGATGAAACAAAAAATAGTTTA